GCAACTCCTAAGATGGAGAAAGCTATGTTGCCTAAGATGGAGAAGAGGAACAAATGAGTAGACCTTTACTTAGCACTAGTACTCAACCTACTAATGTATACACAACTTTGGCAGATGTAAGAAATGCCTTACAAATTGAGGATAGCCTTGATGATAATGACATTCAAGCAGCAATCCTTGCTGCAAGTCGTATGATTGATGACTACTGCCAAAGAGGATTTTATCAAGAAGGAACTCTTGCATCTCCAGTAGTCAAATACTATACTCCTGTAAGTCCGTGGTACTTAGAGATAGACGACCTTATTGAACCTACAGAAATAGCATCAAGAGCAAATCAGTCTGGACCATTTTCAACAATATGGAATTTAGATACAGATCTTATGTATGAGCCTATTAATAATCCAGAAATAGGAAGACCTGTAACTAGACTATTAGCAGTTACAACATATGTCTTTCCTTATTTCTTTCCACAAACAGTTAAGATAACTGGAGTTTGGGTTATTCATCAATTCCATATGAAGTAGAATTAGCCTGTAAGATTCAGGCAGCAAGATTATTTGTTAGAAAGCAATCTCCGTTTGGTATTGCAGGCTCTGTAGAATTAGGAACAGTTCGTCTTAATTCTCGCCTTGATCCAGATGTTGAGATGCTACTAAAGATATTCCGTAGAAACTTTGGTCTTGCTTTCTAATGATTAATATTAATGGCGTAAGAGACGCACTCAAAGCCAACCTACAGACAATAACAAACTTGAGAGTCTATGACTTGATTCCAGATGTTGTTGTTCCACCATGTGCTGTAGTTGGACAATTAGATTTCACATTTGATATTGACAATGCTCGTGGCTTAGACCAAGCATCTGTTGATGTTTATGTGATTGTTCAAAGAATATCAGAAAGAACAGGACAAGATAAACTTGATCTATTCTTAGCAGGTAGTGGAACAGGTTCCATCAAAACTGCTTTAGAATCAGATAGAACATTAGGTGGCCTTGTTGATACACTCAGAGTTATAAGTGCAGACAGTGGTACTTACACATCTGGTGAGCAATCTTTCTTATCATATCGCTATAACCTCACAATTTGGGGCTAAGGAGAATAATGGAATATACAGTAATCTCAAACACACAAGTTTGCGGTAAGGTAAAAGATGAGAAACTTACCAAAGATGATATACTTAGTGCAGGTGGAAATGTTGAACATCTTCTTGCAGCAGGTCATATCATATCCGCAAATGCAGTAAAAGCAACACCAGTAGTAAAAGAAGTACCACAAGTAACACAACAGGAAGAAGTTCCTGTTTTTAATCTAGATAACGAACAAGGAGAAGAATAACAATGGCCAGATTAGTACTAACCAATGTTGAAGTAACAATCGCAGGCGTAAGCCTAGCAAATCATATTGCATCCGTAACGCTTGGAAGCACATATGATGTTTTGGAAACAACAGCCTTCAAAGGTGGAAATGTTCCAGACGCAGCAAAACAGCGTATTGCAGGACTTGTTGATAACTCAGTAACACTTGAGTTCCATCAGGACTTTGATACATCATCAGTAGAACAAACAATTTATCCACTATTGGGTACAGAGGTAGCACTTAGTATTCAGCCAGTAAATGGTGCAATCTCTGCAACAAATCCAGAGTACATCATGGACGGAACAAATGGATCAGGTAAGGTTCTAATTTCAGAATGGACACCTCTAAATGGTGCAGTTGGCGAACTTGCTACTGCTTCAGTTACATGGCCAATCTCTGGTGGAATTTACAAGAAGACTGCTCCGTAACAAATGGGCAAAATAGTCTTAACAAATGTCAGGGTAAAAATAGGTGCATCGCCTGGAACACTCTATGATCTTAGCGATCATATAAGTTCCGTGCAATTATCTACTGTCCATGACCTTTTTGAGACTACCGTTATGGGAGATGTTTCAAAAAGACAACTCGCAGGCCTTGCTCAAAATACAGTAAGTTTTGATTTTCAGCAGGACTTTGCAACAAATGAAGTTGAATCAGTAATATATCCACTAGTAGGCACTGTGGCTTATTGTGAAATAAGACCAAATGCAGATGCTATTACAAGCACTCAAAATCCAATATACGAATTTGAAGTGGTTATCTCAGAATGGACCTCGTTATCTGGAGCCGTTGGTGAATTATCAACTGCAAGAGTTTCGTGGCCCATTTATGGAGATATAACAAAAACAACAACCTAATTGAAAAGGGGCAAAAATGGACGGACTATACATAAAGGTCAAAACAACAGATGGAACTGAAGGAACATATCCTTTGAGACCAAAAACAATTGTTGCTTTTGAACAAAAGTTTAACAAGGGCTTTGCTAAACTACTTACAGAGGATCAGAAACTAGAGCATGTCTACTTCTTGGCACATGGTGCCTTGAGAGATGCAGGCATAGTTGTAAAACCCTTTGGAGAGGCTTTTCTAGACACTCTAGAAGCAGTTGAGTTAGCAAGCGACCCAAATTCAGAATCCACAGAAACAGCCTAACCTATACGATAGCAATGATTTCTGTGGAGACTGGATTATCTCCAAATGATTTACTTGATGCTCCAGACGGAGTACTTGAGGCAATCACGATTTACCTTAAAGAACGAGCAAAGGAAGCGAACAGGCCATGAGTAAAGATGCGATAGTGTTAACTGGTTTAAAGGAAACACTAAAAGCATTGGGCGACTTTGATAAAGATGCAGTTAAAGAATTTACCAAAGTCATAAACAAAGAACTGTCTTCTGTTAAAAAGGAAGCACAAGGTTTTGTTGAATCAACACCACCACTAAGTGGTTGGGCCACTCAGCCTGCTCGCAATCCTCGTTCTCGCAATGGTGCAGGATGGCCTGCATGGGATCAAAGTGCAATTAAGAAAGATATCTCAACCTCAAAGGCTGAGGGTAAAGTAAGAAAAGACTATACTACCAGTGCAGGAGCAATAAAGAACAAGTCTGCTGCAGGTGTTATTTATGAATTAGCAGGTAGAAAAACTAGAGGTAATGGTACCTTTATTAAGAATTTAGAAGGACAAGTAGGAACTGCTTCTCGTTTAATCTGGAAAGCAGTAGATAAAAATAAGACCAAGATTGAGCAAAATATTTATGATGCTTTAGAAAAAGCAAAAGCAACATTACAAAAAAACTTAGAAAAGGAGACGATGTAACATGGCCACAGGTGCAGTAATTGCCAGAATTATGTCGCAGTACTCTGATAAAGGGTCTAAGGCTGCTCAAAAAGATATAGCAAGACTTGGTAGAAACATTGATGCTTTTGGTAGAAAAGCAACAAAAGCCTTTGCTGCAGCAGGTATAGCCTCTGTTGCCTTTGCTGGTAAACTTGCAATAGATGCAGTTCAAGGAGCAATGGCAGAACAAAAGCAGTTGGCTACCTTAGCAGTTGCTCTTCGTAATAGTGCTGGAGCAACAGAAACTGCAATTAAAGCAAATGAAGCCTATTTAGATAGCATGGAATTACAGGTTGCAATTGATAATGATCAATTAATTCCTGCTTTGCAAACATTAGTAATAGGAACAGGAAACTTAGCACAAGCACAAGGACTACTTTCTTTATCCACAGATGTTTCAGCAGCGTCAGGAAAAGATTTAGGTTCTGTTTCAATGGCACTTTCAAAGGCTGTAAATGGAAACTTTTCAGCATTAACAAAATTAGGTATACCTCTTGACAAGGCTGCCGTTAAAGCAAAAGATTTTTCAGCAGTACAAAAAGATTTAACAAAGACAACTAAAGGTGCTGCATTAGCAGCAGCAAATACCTTTGCAGGTAAAATGGAAAAACTAAGATTAACATTTGGACAACTAGCAGATAAAGTTGGCTATGCTTTAATTCCAGTCTTAGAAAAACTTGCAACTCGTATACAAGAAGATGTGATTCCGCAATTAGAAAAGTTTATTAGACTAAATGGCGATGATCTGGTCAGGGCCTTTGATGGTTCAATAATTGCCATTGAAAGAGCAGCAAAAGCAATGGTTGATATTGCTAAGTTTGTAGATAAATTTCATCTTGCGCTTACAATTCTTGGTAGTGGAATTCTTTCAGTTATTGGATACTTAAAACTCTTAGCAGCAACAAACGCATTAAGAGGATTTTTGGCGTGGGCAACTGCGGGATTCAAAGTTTTAAAAACAGAAATGACACTAATTGGTCCAGTAACACAAGTATTTAAAAAAGATATTTTGG